GCCTAATATCGTATTGAGCATCGCCGCCGTCCGCTTCATAGCTTGCTTTATCAAACGCTACCGAATTGAAAAGCCCTGCTAGTGCGTTTTTGACCGAATCAAGCTTAAAGATTTTATCCATTACCTCAACGATTTTTTCGGAATACTCTTTTTGCTTGGCCTCGGGTATGAGCGCGCCCCCGCCGGTAGCCTCAATAAGTTTTTTAGTCTCAGCGTGTACCTCGGAATATTTAGTTTTTACCTCGGTGATTTTAGCGCGTAACCCCTCAAGCTCATCGGCGGGCATATCTTTAGAGCGGCCTAGTTTAGCCGATAACTCATTGTACTCGGATTGCAGCGTTTTTTGCGCGTTAACCGCATCGACTAGCCGGTCATCCTTAGTCTTAAATAGGTCGGGCCTGAAATTGGTTTTGAAAGCCTCAGGTAGCGTACCCTCATCAACCATTTTTGCGGCCTTAGCCGCTGCGTACACTTCAAAGCTACGCGCAAAAATTTCAGTAGGCCCCGCCAAGTACCGCTTAAAAGGTGTTTCGGCCATTTTGAAATAGTCGGTATCTTTTAAAAGCGTTTCAAGCTCACCATGAAGTTTTTGCAATTCAGGGCTAGCAGGCCCCGTACCCGCAACGCGCCCTAAATGAACACCCGCCGAGGACGCCCCTAGTCTATCGCTTAGCGCGTAATCAATTGCGTGCCCGATTTCATGCAAAATGCTTTTTACTACCATGCCCCTATTGGATGCAATGTTGACCCGAGGGTTTACGGTTTTGAATTGTTGAAAATGAGCCGTTGTCTTTTTCTCCGCGGATATGTTTTGGCAAACAAAATCTAAAGGCGTTTTAAATTTTATGCCCATTTCAGATAGCAAAACCTCGGACCCCTGCACGTACTCATTGAGCATAGCTTGGTCTTTTAAGGACGCCTTACCGAAAGCAACAAAGCCCACCATATTACAGGTTGTACCCTTTGGTGACTTGTAAGGAATCTTTGAGGGCTTTCCTAAATCGCCGCGGCTACCTACCGCCCCCGTACCGCCCGTTATAATTTTATTGATTGACTCAGTTTTTGAGCCCTCACTCTTAGGCTCAACTAGCTCAAAACTTTTAAAGGGTTTTTTCTTAGCGGGTTTATCCTCTTTTCCCTTTGAGGTCTTGCCGCCGCCTTTACCAAATTTGCCGTCCTCGGCTCTTGGATGCTTTGATTCCTCCCACTCGGCATTCATCTTTTTAGCATTTGGTGCAGCGTTTGAACCGCCCTTTGCACCTGCTTTCGGCGTGGCCTTCTCACCATTGTCATCGCCACCCTTCCCGTCGGTATCCTCGGGGGCCTCGGCCTCAAGCTCGGTAAGGGCAGCATCACTCGTATCGAGCGTCACATCAAACAAACCGCCTTTGTTGCAAATGTCCCTAAACTCCTCAACCGTGATTTCGCCCGATTGTTTAGCTTGCATAGCTCTACTAAATTTTTGGGTCTTTACATTCTCCTCATCAACCGCACCGAGCACGCGCAAAGGCTTAAACGCAATTGATAAGTCTTCGGGTACAAATCCAAATAGTTTTTGGCATTTAACTTCAATGAGCTTTAAGCTCACGGGCTTTAAACGTGTGCGCACTTGCGACTCAACCATTGAGTTATAGACCTCAATATCGTCCTCACCCGAATTGAAACCCGCGGATGAAATGCCGAAAAGCTTGGTAAGCGGCATACGCATGTCGGATGCTACCTGCATACGAATGCCTGCCATTGCATCACCTAAGCCCGCAAAGCTTAATTGCTTATGATCAAAGTCATCTTCACTGTCTAGCACTACAGCGTTTTGGTAATTTTTCTGCCAGTTAGCCATTTGCACACGCTGGGCTACTTTAGCTTGGCCATTTGGGCTCATGAGTGTATTGACAAGGTTTTTAATTTTGTACACGTCAAGCTTAAATTCATCAAGTACCTCAAAGCCAAGGTCGGTGGACTTTAGGTATTGATTAATTGAGCGCACCAATGTCTCAACTACTGAAAAGCCCCAACCGCGTAAGCGCGGCCTAATGAAGCTAGGCGCAGTCATTCCCTTCATGCGAAGTACTCGCGACTTGTGAAGCTTTTTGCCGTAGTAGGAGTAGAACTCAAAATCAGCGCTTTCACCTGATAAGTCCATTGACTCATCAACGTTTTGCGCGTCCCAAAATAGCTCCCACATGTCAACCGCGCGAAACTCAAGAGGCGTGTCCTCGCCAATTGCGGCTAGGTCAAGCGGCTCTTCAGGGTCTTGATCGGTCATGATGATAACGCCCGCCCCACCAAAAAGCCTATTCCATTTACCCGCCTGCCCAATGGTGAGCAAATCCTCATCGCGGTCTAGTGATAAAACAAGCGCCGCAATGTCCTCCTCACCTAGCTGCTTTGACTTAATTTCAAAGCCGCCACGTAAGGCATCATCGATGGGTACATCGACGATTGTCTGAACTAAGCCTATCTCAACGTAAAGCTCGTTGAGTAGTTGGCGCATGTTTGAAACCAAGTACCAACGTAGGTTTTTAAATAGCGTGCCGGTGTTTGATACTTGCTCGGTGCCGGGAGTGCCAACGCCTAGAGCGCCTGACTGTAGCCCAAACGGGCTAAACTGAGTATACCCAATTGCGTCGCCTAGGCCATTCTCTACTTTAGATGCGCTAGGTTTTGGCGCCGCTTGATTCTTAACTGCCCTTGGTTTTGGTGTGCTCGTTTTTGCCATGTCGTCCTTTTTATAAAACGTCGGCAATAGAAAAGCCGCCGCCGTTTAGCTCGTTGAATGCGCCTGAGAGTGTGTCAACAATATCATCATGAGCCCCATCGGGAAAATTCTCAAGCTCGTTAAAAAAATCTTTATTCCACGGTGCGCGCTTCACCATTATGTTATGCCTCTCCGCTTGCGCCGATGCGGGCTTAGCGCGCGTTACCTTATCTTTACTCGTTAGCATGGTGCGCACATAGTAACCACTTAGCATCTTTACAAAATTCTCGGCCTCGCTAACGCCCGCGCTACCGGGGTCTTGCTGGCTCATAATCTCAACGCTCACCGAATCGTGCGTTGCCGTTGTCTTGATAAGCCCTTCCACTTGTCCCGGCGTATCGCGCATAGATTTAAGGTCACCTACACAATAAGTACCGTTAGGGTACGCGTACAATAAAAGGCCGCGTGTCCAGTCGGGGTCTTTGTTTGTCTCGTTTGGTTTTGTTGCGGCCCTATCCCAAAATCTTATGATGCGTGTCCAACCGCCGGGAATATGGTCAACGATGGGAAACCATTCCTCTCTAAATATTAAGCCCGCACTTGGCCTAATATTCCAATTCCCGCCATGCAATCGCTCACGGTCAACGCGTGACTGCGCAAGTAGGTTACCGAGATACGCCGGGTCTTTATTCATTAGGATTTTATTGTCCTCAAGCTTAGCTGAAATGAAGGTGACTGATTTTGGTTGAATCTCAGGCCCGCGCCCATACTGCGCGTGTATTTCATCGGCGCTATCTGCCCAAATCATTTTGTCATTAATGCGAATAAACCAACGTAAAACGCCTGAACGTTCAGCGATGGGGTAACCGTCCTCACCTATCCACCAATCGATAAACTGTCTCACCCAAGAATCAGGGTCAGGGTTGCACGTAGCCCTAATGCGCGGCTTTACGCCCGAGGTTGATCTGTTACGTGTGAGCATGTAGAAAAATTGAAATTCCGAGAAGTGACAGAGTTCATCGAATCCAATCCAAGGTATTTGCGAGCCTTGGTAATTATGCACGTCCTTATCATATTCAAGGTTGGCAAATGACATGCTCATCCCCGTTGTGAATCTCCATTCAAGGTATGACTCCCGAGGCGTTGCACGCAAATGCGCATAGACTGTCATTGAGGTATCCCAAAGGCCTCCTTCCGTTCTAATTTGTACACTGGTACGCCTAAATATTACCCCACCAAACTCGGCGTTGTCATGGTGTCTTAAAGGGTCGATGAGTAGGCCAAATGTTTTTCCTCCGCCTGCACTAAGCCGCCCCGCCATAAACTACAATGTCGGCCTTTGATGAAAGGAAAAACATTTGTGGTCCTGATTGGGGGGCTATTTTAATTACCTCCTGACTCATCACTTTGCTCCTAATTGGAATTTTCCATTTTTACCGGTAACGCTAGCGTATGAAGGGATGCCTCTCATGCGGCGGTTACGGTTAATAGTGCGCTTAGAAACACCATGTCTCAACGCTAATTTATAGTCAGGCATTGAGCCTAACTTTGAAATGCACTCGCGGCTTAACTCAATTTTATTATGCCCCGCCATTGGCGGGGGCGGTGAATTGCGCCCCTTCGCTATCATGTCTTTTACGTTATCGTGATTAGTACCTAAAAATAAATGGTTAGGCCTTACGCATTTTGGGTTGTCACATTTATGGCAAACAAAAAGCCTTTTAGGTATCTCACCAATTAAAAGCCTCCAAGCAATTCTATGCGCTTTATCAGTTTGTTTACCTACGCCAAATACGCCGTAACCCTTCTCGTTAAGCGCCGCAATCCACTCCCAACATGAATCCGATTTTTTAACCTTTGCCCAAAATTTCATTTCGGATTTAGCGCTTAGTTTTTCTTTTATCACTTGCCCCCCCCCATAAATTACAATATCGGCATTGCTCGCTAAGAAGTCGTACTGCTTACCGTTTTGCGGTGCTATACTAATTCGCTCGCTTTGCATGACCTATTCTTTTTTTGGCTATCTCAAAATACTCGGCTTCTTTTTCAATACCGATAAAATCAAAGCCGCACTCTTTCGCGGCAACGCCAGTGCTACCGCTGCCCATAAATGGGTCAAGCACGGTGCCGTTAGGCGGCGTCACCATTTTGATTAGGTAGCTCATGAGCTTTTTACTCTTAACCGTCGGATGGCCGTTGACTTCGCATCCCGCATTGCGCTCGCTACTTGATATTTTAGCACAGTAAAAAAAGCGGGATGCGCCGCCGGAGTCGCCGCCGTAAGTTCCGGTCACCACTCCGCCGCCGCCATAGGCTACATTGGGACCGTCGCCTCGCTTGTGTCCTTGTTTGAGTTGGCCACTCTTCAGCGTACCACTCTGCATATCAAGCATCTTAACCGCACACTCTAAATCGCATTGCTCGTCCTCGCAATGTGGCGAGTGGGATAGGACTAGGTTTGCGGGAAAGCGGCCTTGCATGTTGTATATGGGCACCCCGCCCGTACCATTCGCGCCGCCGTACCCCATTGCATTGAAATCCTTTTGCGTGGCGGTCGGGTTAAGGTCTTGCGCTGCAATCCTACTCGCATCAATATTAATCGCGCCAGTGCCCCACTTAAGCACGTTAGCCGCAACGGTTTTTTCACTGAGGGGCTTGCGAACTAAAATCCAGTGCTCGGATGCGGGTTTAAGTGCAGTGCCCCAGCCGTCCCATTGTTTTGCGCTATCGGTTGCGGGGTTGTCTCGCTTTTCGCGCTCGTTACTGCCCGCCTGATCAAATTTTCCCGCGAACTCTGCGCTCTTAGTTTTACCTTGACGAGTTACCTCACGCTCGGCACCCGCCGCCTTATCAATCGCCTTGCTCACGTTTAGGGATTTCGGAAACCCGCTGCCAAACAAATGTGTGATCACGTCTCGCACTTCGAAACCCGCATCCCCCAACGCCGTCGCAGTCCAATGGCTTGTCCGAGGTAAAGCCCAAATTAAACCATGCGCACCCGGTTTCATCGCCGCATGCGCTTGCTTCATCGCGCTTGTCATCCAAGTAACCCATTGCTCGCGGCCCCCTTTATTATGGTCCCATTCCTTATTCATGAAGCTGATACCTGCGGGTGGGTCAGTAACTAATGCATCTATTGAGTTTGGCTCAATCCACGCGAGTACGTCTAAACAGTCACCATTTAGTAACTCAGGCTTTTTCATTTTTCGGTAACCTCGGACCCATTAGCGGGCAAGGTCACTATGACTTGAATTGGGTTACCGTCTTTACCGTGATGCTCTTGCACGTCGGTAAACATTTTAAAGTGCTTACCGATAAGCTCACATGCTCTTAAAATATCGGCGTGTTTAGCAAGCGGTTTTGCATAAGCGATTTCAGCAATGCGCTTTAGATTGCGCTCAGCGGATATCTCTAAATTTACCTCGATTTTAGCGACCGCCTTGTCAATCATTTCTTTAATATTAGCGCGCGCTAGCATACGTGATGCGCCTGAACACGCGGCCTTTGCGCCGTACCCCGCGGCGACATATGCACGTTGTGCGTTTAGGTCTTTCACATACTCGCGTACAAATATTCTCTCTTTGATTCGCGCCGCTTGAGTTTTAGCGGGAAGTTTAGGATTACCGCGCTTTCTTTTTCTAGCTGTCATTGTCTAAAAATACTGAGGGCAAGCGCGTTACAATTGCAAGTAAAAAATGCCGGAATAATATGCCGACGCGGAGCAGGGCAAAATCACATGCTCGCCCGTGGCTCCGTTTTTGATTGCGGGGTACCCCTCATCACCAAAGAGGAGAATGGCGCGCCGCTCACGTCAAGCGCGCACGGTTTGCGGTTATAAACCTGCTACCAACCCGAGATAGATTTGATTTTGATGCGCGCTACCACGTCACTTAGCGATACCGCAACGTGTTCAAGCTTTGCGTCATTGCCCACTGCACCGATGCATTTGCGTTGATCGCGATTCACCGCGTGCAAGCGTTTCACCAAAGTTTGGAGCCTCGCGCTTGATTTGGTTTGCACAATTTGCGCGCGAAGCTTTTTCCTAAGCCGCATCCATCGCTCAATTCTTTTATTCAATTGCATTAGTAGAAATCCTTTCCTTCTTTTATTTTTTTATTGTCTCGCTTGGTTTTTTCACCATGGCACTTTTTGCAAAGCGCTTGCATTTGGGTCGAGGGTATAAACATACGCTCAATGATTAGTGTGTCAACCTCACCAATTGGTTTTATGTGATCGGGGTAAACTTTGGGCGCTTTAGTTTTGCACTGCTCGCATATTGAAAATCCATCGGGACCGATTGCGCGCTCCAAACAAAGTTTGCGCGAGTACGACCACGCCCACACTTTCCTAAGTGCAATCCTAACTCGCTCTTTATCCTTTTCGTTGAAACCATCGGTTAACTCTTTTTTCTTTTTAGGAGTGCGCGTGGTGTACGACTTCACCAATTTTAAATAATCATTCATAACCGCACGCGCCCCGATTACGGCGCCGTCGCATACTCCGCTAATTGAATCGAGGTAATGTTTTAACCCCGCCCAATTATGAATTGAAGTGGGGAATGTTTTATCGCGAGCGGCGTCACCTACAAAGTCACATTTTTGGGGCTCATTTTCATATGCCTTTTCACGGTCCATTTTCTTGCAAAAATCCTTGAAGTTTTTAGGCCTCATTTTTACTCTCCTTTTTAGTGCTCAGGGTGAGGGGTGGGGGTGAGCCCCCCCGTTTCCCTATATACAGTATATATATGCTATATAATGTATACCTTGTATAGCTAGGTATAATACTACTAACTCTATACTCTATATAGAATTACCCTCACCCCCCTCACCCTACACCCTATATAAGTATTAATAGCCATTTTACCGATATAACAGAGGGTGAGGGTATGTGGTGAAGGGTGAGGGGGCCCCCTCCCCTTTTAATAGAAATCCTCAACAATCGACTCCCGTTTGGTGATACTCCAGAAAGGATACCCTTTAACTTTCCGTTTTTCAAAACCGAGCTTTTTTAGGGCAAGGCCCGCCATTGCCTGATTTCTGGAGTCATTTTTCCAAAGGGTGAGGGGGCCCCCCTCACCCAGTAGGCTAGAAATTCTAAACTTGGTTAGGTCAAAATTCTCATTGATTTTGGGGTCATTTTTTAGCCTCTCAAAGTAGTCAGAAATTTGCTCCGCCATAACGTCCGAATCGTCCTCAATTACCGCATCCATTTGCGCCTCCTTTTCATACCGTTTTGCGGCCCCTGTTAACTCTAAATGGTGACCTTTGCTATATACTCCCGTTTTGTATAAATAGAGGGCCTCGGCAAATAGCTGCGCCCGCTCTTTTTTAAGTACATCAAAGTTAAGCGCACCCACTTTAACAGGTTTAAATCGTCTATTGCCTGTCTCATCTTTTAGGTACTGGTCTTTGTTTGTTGTACCAAAAAACACGCACCGCCTAGGTAGCTCAACCAAGCGCCGCCCGAATGGTGGTCTAAACTTATCAACGGTACGGGTAACGAAACTCTTAACGACCTCAGTTTCATTTTTGCGTAACGACGCAAGCTCACCCATTTCAACAGACCAGTTACCTTGCAATGATAGCGCGCTATCCTTATCCGCTAAATTTGGGAGCCAATCCAAAAAGTACGACTCCCCTACAAGCAACCGCCCAAATGAGCTTTTACCAATTCCCTGCGCACCTTTAAAAATAGGCATCCAATCAAATTTAGTACCGGGCTCATAAACCCGCATTACATGGGCAACGAGCCATTTGGTGAATACTTGGTTTAAATACTCCTCATCACCCTCGGCCTCAAAGTTATCGGTAAGCCACGTTGCAAGCCTAGGTACCCCATCCCACTTTGGTAATGCGTCTAGCATCTCCCTCACCGGGTCAAACGCATTCTTAACTGCAATGAATGATACCGCCTCATTAATTAAAATGGTATTTGGTTCAAATCCAAACCGGGTGCTCAAATACATTTTAACTTTAGAAATCTCGGGGTCGTCAATGAAGGTACCCGCCTTAGTACCCCAAGGCGCATCGCACCCGTAAACCTCTCTAAATGCAAAATC